TGCATCAGCGCCCGGTTGATTGTTTGGTCGCCGTCTGAGCAGGCATCGCCCAAGACTTCGATCAAGTCTCCGTAGTAGCCCCCGCTGATTTCGGCGTCAATGTTTCGGGCTTTCAGGCATTCGTCCCATGCTTCACGCAGTTGTTGGGCCTGCCGTTCTTCACGCCCGTCTGCGGCTTCGGCTTGGCGCTCTTGCCAGTCGGCGTGTGCGTCAAGTTGCTCAACCATGTTCATGGTGTTCTCCGGTTGCTTGTGCTATGGCGGCGCGGGCCAATTTAAGTTCGTCTGACTCGCGCAAATCAAGAATGCTGCCATGAGCCGCCACCAATGCGTTCAACGCCACCAAAAGATCAGGCGCTGCGGCGATTAGGCGGGCGTTTGCTTGGCGCATATCCGGGTTGTTTAGTCCGAAATCCAGCGCCACAGCAACGGTGGCCCCACCATTCATTGCTTGAATTGCCGTTTCAGGCATTCCGTCGTTGTCAAAAATATCAACAGCAACCGCCCACGGCCCCGGTGTGTGCTTCGTGCCCATTGTTCTTTCCTTGTAAAACGTGCTCCCCAAAAAAAAGCCCCGACCGTGTGACCGATCAGGGCTGAACTGCCAATGCAGCCGCGCCAGGGAGGAAAGCGCGGGCACTTTCGTGCGGGTTGATGGTGGCCGGTGCTGATCTCCGGCTTTTTAAGCCTGATGCGAACTCCCCGCCGTTCAATGGGGGCCGTGGCCTGAAATAGATGCCTTGCATCCGAACTGTCCCGCATCAGCCTGCGCATTCACCATCATGGGGGTGGACTGAATATCGGCGTGATTTCGGGATCAATGTTTCGCCGTCCACTGTCAATCCACCTTCATGATGGTGCTGGCCTTTTACATCGCCAGCGCGGATGTTTGATGGCAACCGAGAATCCCCAGTCCTACGCACCGAAATGCGTTTAACCATCACATCGACAGGCTCACAGTCTCCGGTGCGCACCCTTTGACCCGCTGAACTGGCTTTTCTGCCGATGTGATGGCCCCATTGCTGGGGCATCTGTCACGCAACACCCGCTGCGCCTGAACTTGCTTCTCTTGGCGTCCTGGCCTCATGCACGTTTTCACCCCTGCCGGTGCTCGCCTGACAATCCAGCTATCTGGAAGGGCTGGCGCTGTTTTGTTTTCAGCGTTGAGCGAATTATAGGGCAAAAAATTGCATAGTTGAGCGAGTTGCAAGAATTATTTTATAGGGACAAACCCTAATATACACCGTGAACAAAAAAACACATACAATCTGGCAGCATGAACACAGACAAGATCATTGATAGCATCAAGACGGCCCCAAACATCTCTGCACTGGCCCGCGCATCAGGCGTGACAGTGCGCACGCTGTTTAGCATCAGGGCAGGATCGACAACGCCATCTTTAACCACGCTCATGAAGGTTTCGGCGGCATTGCCAAAAAAAGCAGGCAAGGTCATGAAATCGAGGGTATAATTTTTCGCAGACGGCTTAGATGTTGTGCGGACAAGGCACAGATACATCTAAGCCGTCACAGGCTGACCCCTGAAGGTCTGGTACTTGTCCTACCAGCTTTCAGGGGTTTTCTTTTTGGAGACAAAATGTCAACAATCAACCCGCTGGCCCGTCGAACAGACCCAGTAACAAGCCACGAGGCTGCACGCATGGCCGTGGAGTTTGCAGGAACTCACTGCGCCCGCATCCATGCCGCCTTGGTCCAGTGCGGCCCCATGGACCCCGAGCAGATTGGGGCCATGGTGGGCATGGAGCCTTACGCATGCCGCAAGCGCCTGGCCGATTTGCAAAGGGCTAAGCAGGCCGAAACCACCGGGGAACTGGTGCCCACAACGTCAGGCCGCTATCAGCGGGTATGGAGGGCTCTTTGAATTACTACCCATTCCACATAGGTGATTACGCCAGCGCCACACGGCACCTGACATGGGACGAAGACGCTGCTTATCGTCGGCTTCTTGACGTTTACTACACGCTGGAAAAGGCCATACCTGCCAATAAGGCATACCGCCTGGCAGTGGCAGTCAGCAAGGTCCAGCGCGATGCCGTTGATACGGTGCTGAGCGAGTTTTTTGTCAAAACGCCTGAAGGCTGGCGTCATGAGCGCTGCGAGGATGAACTGGACGCAATGAGGGTCAAGCAGGCAGCACAAGAGGCCAAAGACGCCCATGAAAGCGAACGCATGCGCCGTTACCGCGAACGCAGAGCAGAAATGTTTTCAGCGTTGCGGGCCGTTCAGGTTTTCACCGCTTGGGATTTGCCAATGAAGGATCTGCAACGGCTATTTGATACGCACTGCAACAAACCTGAAACGCCAAATGCAATGCACCTGCAACGCGAACAGGCCGTTTCAGGTGAAACACCTGCAACGGCTATCTATACCAACACCAACACCAACACCAGTATTAAAGAGAGAGAGCGCGCGCCATCCGGCACACGCCTGCCCACCGACTGGACATTGCCCGACGAATGGGCTGCATGGGCACTGCAAGAGCGCCCCGACCTGATCCCCAGCCAGACGGCCCAATGCTTTGCCGACTACTGGCACGGAGTGGCAGGCGCAAAGGGCCGTAAAGCCGATTGGCTGGCCACTTGGCGCAATTGGGTGCGAGGCGAAAAAACCCAGCCCGCAAGACACCCACAAGCCCTGAGCTTTGCCGAGCGCGACGAGCTTGCCAAGCGAAAGCGATGGGAGGAAATGACCGGACGCAAGTGGCCAACGAACGGCCAAACACCCGAATTCACCGACATAAACACCATCAACCAACTTACATTGGATGCCTCATGAGCCTTAGCGCCAAAGCCATAGACCGCCTTTTTGAGCGACTTGCCGCCACCTATGGAGTGGCATGGACGCACCAATGGACCAGCGTGCCAATTGCTGACGCAAAAGCAGCGTGGGCGCACGAACTGGCCGGGTTTGCTCACCAGATGGAGTCGCTTGCTTGGGGGCTGGAAAACCTGCCTGAGCGGTGCCCAAATGTGATCGAGTTTCGCAACCTTTGCCGCCGTGCCCCTGCGCCTGTGTTGCCGCGACTACCGGAGCCAAAGGCCGACCCCGAGCGTTTGAAACGCGAGCTTTCAAAGCTGGGTGAAATCCGCGCCAAAGCCACGGCCACCACCAATGTTGACCACAAGGCATGGGCGCGCCGAATCTTGGGCAGCTATGAGGGGGGCTGCAATGTGACCCCGACAACGCTGCGACTCGCCCGCGAGGCATTGAGGATTTCCGAATGACCCACAAAAAAGCCATGCAGATCTTGGATCGGGTGCGCGAGGGTGTGCATTACCCCGACCACATCGTTAATCAGGCATTGTTTATGACCGGCGACATTGAATTTTTGCCATGACCCATGAACCCCAATTACTTCACCGACATGGTTGCCGAAATCGCCCGTCTAAGCAAAGTCCCAGGATGGAAAGCCTGGGCGAGGCAGTGGGCGATGGACTTGGATGCCGAACCGAGCGGAGCGTACAAAGGCTTGGTCGAGGCTGTCCGCGAGTCGCTGAAATCCTCAGACGATCAGCCAAAGAATGGGGGATCTGAAAAATGAAATTTGGTTCTGTTTGCAGCGGCATCGAAGCCGCAAGCGTGGCATGGCACCCGCTTGGCTGGAAGGCCGCATGGCTGTCAGAGATTGAGCCATTCCCTTCTGCGGTGTTGGCCCACCACTACCCCGATGTGCCCAACCTGGGTGACATGACTGCCCTCCCTGAGCGCATCCTGTCGGGCGAGGTTGAAGCCCCAGACGTGTTCTGTGGCGGAACCCCTTGTCAGGCATTCAGCGTGGCAGGTCTTCGCAACTCCCTTGACGACGCCCGTGGAAACCTTTCATTAACTTTTTGTGAGATCGCAAATGCAATTGACACTGTTCGCACTGGAGCCGGCCAGCAACCCGCTATCATTTTCTGGGAAAACGTGCCCGGAGTCCTCAGCACCAAAGACAACGCCTTCGGGTGCTTTTTGGCTGGACTTGCCGGCGAAGATGGCGAGCTTGAGCCGTCAGGGGGAAAGTGGACGAACGCAGGTGTTGTGTATGGTCCCACGCGAACAGTCGCGTGGCGCGTCCTTGATGCCCAATATTTCGGAGTGGCCCAACGACGCCGCCGTGTGTTCGTTGTCGCAAGTGCTCGAGACGACTTCGATCCCGCAGCGGTTCTTTTTGAGTTCGACGGCGTGCGCCGGGATATTGCGCCGAGCCGACAAGCGCGGGAAGGTGTTGCCGGAGGCATTGAAATTGGCCCTTCAGGCGGTCGCCTCACCGACCTAAATCCAACGCTGGACACCCGCGCCAAGGATGGGCCGATTAGGAACCAGCTTGCTGGGGCGGTGATGCAGCCTATTGGGCTTGATGAAGAACAGAACGCGATGATTGACGGCTTCGGCACGCTCAAAGCGCGAACCGCTGGCGGCGGCTTTGAAGGCGCTGTCATGCAAACCAACATGGCCGTGCGCCGCCTCACCTCCGTTGAATGTGAGCGACTTCAGGGATTTCCCGACAACTACACCAACATCCCTTGGCGCAAGAAGGAGGAGTCGCCAGATGGCCCACGGTACAAGGCGCTGGGCAACTCATGGGCCGTGCCCGTGGTGGCTTGGATAGGGAAACGCATTCAGGAGGCGTTATGAGCACCGTTTGCGCCCGCTGCAATCGCCAATTGAAGGGTGCTGTCACCAAGTACCTGGGCCAGCCCTTTGGCCCGGTGTGCGCCAAGAAGATGGCACTGA